ACGTGGATTTAAAAGTGCGTATGAAAGGAAAAGGCGCTGGTAAGTTCCGTGTTAAACAAATGCAAAGTGGTGTTACAACAAATGACATCAGAGCATATATTCGAGAATATGAAATTAACAAAGACCTTAAAGTAGACTGCATACTAGTTGATTACTTAGATTTAATGAGTCCAATAAGCGGAAAAATTAGTGCAGAGAATACATTTATTAAAGACAAATATGTATCAGAGGAATTGCGTAACTTAGCAATGGAATCGCAGACATTGTTTGTAACAGCATCGCAGTTAAACAGAGGTGCAGTAGAAGAAATAGAATTTGACCACAGTCATATTGCAGGTGGTATTAGTAAAATACAAACAGCAGATAATGTTGTGGGTATATTTACAAGTAATGCAATGAGAGAACGTGGAAGATACCAAATACAGTTTATGAAAACACGTTCTAGTAGTGGTGTTGGTAGTAAAGTAGATTTAAAATTTAATCCAGACACATTAAGGGTAGAAGATTTAGATGAGGATGATGAGGATTCAATGACAATGACTACTGGAAGCCTTATAGACCAACTAAAAAGAGGTAATAGTATAAAAACAGATGCGCCAGAAACTTCAAATACAATTAGTACTGCATTAAACATGCAGGAGTTTATGAAGAAAAATGACCTTTAAATGATAAATATGCATATAACATTAGGAAACAAATAAATGTCAGAGAAAAAATCGAGAAGTATTTTAGAAGAATTAAATTCTATTAGTGTAGACAGGAGTCGACACCATGTTCTCGAAAATAGAGTTGAACACCTAGTCTCTAGTGCAGAAAACATCAAAGCTATATTGCGTGAAGCATATAGTCCAGAAGAAGCATTAGATTTAGAACGTAGATTAATTAATTCAATTAAATCAGGTGATCCAAAAAAATTCTCGAGAGGCATTAAAAAAGTTGTCAACGAGAGTGAATCAAATGAGAAGTAAGGATATTATATCAGAAGTGCCTGCATCACGCCAACATAGAGATGCAATTAGAGACAAACAAAAAAAGGAATATAAAAGGCACGACCAACAACAGGCAAACAAAGCCAATACAGATTCAATTGCCTCAGGTAGCAAAAATACTAGAGTTCAGCAATACAAAATAGACAAAGCCGCAAAGGCTAGAGACGCCAAATCTAAAGTAGGCGGTGATGTTAGCGATTTTGCAAAACAAAGAATTAAAGTAGGCGATATACAAACAGACGATAACGGATTATTTTACCAATATACAGAAAACGGTTGGATTGAAGTTACAGGCATATCGGCAAATGCAAAAACTGGTAAAAACACAGGAACTCCAAAAATAGCTCCTGGTAGCAGACCACTAGCACCAGAAGGCGCTTTGGCAAAACAACTTACTAGTAAAGCACAAGGCAAAGACCAAACAGGTTTCATAGACCAAATGAAGCAAAAAGCCGGTGATGTTGTTAATAAAGCAATAGGCGGACCACTTGCTAGTAAAACTGCCAACGATCCAGATGCTACAACAGGACAAAAATTAGGTGCTAAGTTTGGTGCAGGTATTGGTCGAGCAATGTCACATGCGTTTAAGAAGGGCGAACCAGCAGATAAGAAAGCAGTAGTGCCAGTAGCGGCAAACGACTTAAAAGCATTCCAAAAAAGAATAATGGACCCAGCACAACAACCAGAGCAAAAATTAAAACTTGCACAAGACATGGTAAGTAAACTTGTAAAAATGCATGGTAATAATACAGATGTTGAAAAATACTTAAACACAGTAGGCCCTATATTAAAACAAAGCGGATTAAACAAATCTAATCCAACTGAATACCAAGCACTGGTCACTCAGGCAAGAAGTTTACGAGCTGAAGCATATCAATATATGAATAAAGTACTTGAAGCAGTAGGCTTAACATGGGAAGACTTAGGATACAAAGTAATAATTTCTGAAAGTATTACTGATAGTGTAATCCTTATGCCTATACAAGATATTCAACTTTCAAATATTAAAAAATTAGCAGGTTTATAAAATGAAGTTCCAAGAGTTTACAAAGCCTCTTGTTACTCGACTGCTCACAGAGTCAGCTTTACAGAACGAAGGTAAAGAAGGCAAAAATACTCACTTAGAGCATCTAGAAGATAACATATTCAACAAAGGATATGACGGTGCCAAAGAAGCAATTAACTATTTGTACAGTTTACATGAAATGTTATCCGGCAGTACAAACTCTCCAGTATCAATGACAACTAAATGGGACGGTGCTCCTGCTATTGTATGCGGTAAAGATCCAGCAACAGGTAAATTTTTTGTAGGTACTAAAGGAGTGTTTGCTAACAATCCTAAAATTAATTATACAGTTGCAGACATAAAAGTAAATCATCCTAGTGAAGGTTTACAAGAAAAACTTATACTTGCACTGAATACATTAAAACGTTTGAGATGGACTACTGTAGCACAAGGAGATTTCCTTTTTGCAAAAGACACATTAAGCGAACAAGAAATAGATGGTAAAAATTATTTAACTTTTTCACCTAATACTATAACTTATGCAGTACCAAGCCAAACTAAACTTTCTAGTGATATTATTAAAAGTGAAATAGGTATTGTGTGGCATACAGAATATGTAGGTGGACCTACATTAGCAGATACTACAGCAAAGTTTGGCTTTGACAGTAGTGTGTTAGGACAAGCACCTGGTGTTTGGCACAGAGATGCAATTATTAAAGACCTAAGCGGTACTGTAACATTCACTGCTGGTGAAAGTGCAGACATTATGCAGGCTATTAGCCATGCAGACCAATATTTAAAAACTGTTGACAGTGAAACATTTGCATGGTTAGGACAAGGCACAGACTTAATAGGTAAGAACTTTTTACAACAACTAAAAGCACACGCAAACAATCAAGTAAGACAAGGTTCTTTTGATGAACCTACAAAGTTTGCACAAGGGTTTATACAAAAGTACATAGACTTTATGACTAAAGAGATTGACAAAGTAAAAACTCAAGCAACTAAAGATAGAAAAACAGAATCAATGATAGAAGGTGTTAAATTTATTAAACAACACATTCAAGGTATTATAAGTGTATACGATTTATACTTAAAAATTATAGAAGCAAAGATTAAAGTAGTTAAAAAGTTAGAACAAATCCGTGTTATGGATACTTTTGTACAAACGGATAAAGGATTTGACGTTACTGGAGAAGAAGGTTTTGTTGCAGTTGACAGAATGGGTAATGCATTAAAACTTGTAGATAGATTAGAATTTAGCAGAATTAACTTTGGTTCCGGGAAACCAACAACATGATAGAAGACGAAAAACAGGACATGTATCAATTAATCGATACAGAACTTAGTGAAAGTAGACTGTTTAGGTTTACTGCTAGTTTTTCACGTCTTGCAGGTACAGATATTGCAGACTTGTTATATTTAGAAACACTTGCAGTTTATATGTTTGCATTAGATGGGGAACAGCAAGATTACGGAACAGCATACGCAAGAAAAACTACACAATATGGTCCTTATTCAGCGTTTAGGACTAGTTCAACGGATATATACATGCTAGGCTTTGCTATTAATCAACCAGAATACCAAGGTTTAAAGTTAAAAAACAAAGATAGAGACCATTTAAAGACACTTAGTTTTAATAATAGACAGCATTACATGTTTATGAATAAGATTGCTAGGTATACACCAAGTAGAAGTGAAGCAAGTTCATACTTTATAAGATTAGAATCACAACTAAAAATTAAAGACCCTATTTATAAGCAATGGAGACGTTTGATATTAGACTGGGGTAATTTAAAGTACGCTCAGAAACAATTCGTCATTGCAAAAATGATACAGCGTATTAGACTAAAAGGTAAAGGTTCAGAAATATTCAATAACTTAATGGCTATGAAGACTAGTAGGAGATTTGATAAAATAGAAAAAGGCAAACCTACAAGTAAATTAAAAAGAGCCGCCGCTACAATTGGTGGTGCTTATGCTGGTAGTAAAATACTTCCTAAAGTTACTAAAGGTAGACTAAGCAGTAAGACTGGAGCTGGTATCGGAGCCATTGCAGGTTACTGGGCAAGTGGTCGTAAAAAGGTATAAATACAGTTATGCAAATTAAAGACATTATTTTAGAAGACGACGAAACAATGACATTAGGTGATGTACAAATTTTGTATGGTGATGATCCTAAAATGATGAAAGCAATACAATATGCTTACCAACTACCCAAAATTAAAACTTGGGATCAAGCAATAGATAAAGCATCAGCAGTAATGCAACAACAGAGAAGAAGAGATGCTAGAAAGCCTGACAAAGTAGATAGAGAGTTTGGAACTGCAAATATGAAACTTAATCAACCTAAAGGTAAAAAAGCAGACCCTAATGCACCTGCAAAAACACGTGGTGCACAACTTGGCAACCAAAATGCCTTTAAAGGTGGCTCTAGTATAGCACAAGGTATTAAGAAAGCATACACATCAATTAGAGACTTTGGAAAAGATGGCTATGTTAGTGGCGTAAAAGATGCTATGTCTAGTGGCGGCGACCTAACAAAAGCAGTAACTGATAGATATACTAAGATGGCTAGAACGCCTAACAAAGCACCCAAAGACACATTTAATTCCTAAAAACATAACTGTTTAAGAATCCCCACTCCAGCATAAATACTATTAACCAGGATACGAAAGTATTCAATACTATTTAGGAGTAATAACATGGCACAATTAAGAGTAAACGGTGCAGTAGCAGAAGGACAACTATTAGTTGGTTCTTTAAGCCACTTCATCATAGACGAAGTAGACGGAACTGATGATATCAGTAACTTTGGTTTTACTACAGGCGACGCAGATCCAGGTGAAGCAGTAATTCAAGCATTATCAATTCATTGCACACCAGTACTAATCAACAGCATTTCTGCAACAGTAATGCACGTTGGTGTTGAAGGATCCCCTGATGTAACAAAGATGACAGCATCTATTAAATCAGTACTTACAGGTGGCGGAGCAAACGCAACTGTAACAGCAGGTGAATACAGAGTAGTCTAACTTTAATAGAGTTTAACAACTTTTTAAAAATCCTCAGCTTAGGTTGGGGATTTTTTTTGGGCCTTGTTTCACTTAATGTGATAAATACAAGTTATACAGGAGACACACATGAGTCTAATAAGAAGCGGAGCAATGAGCTCTGTCGAAGTACTAACTGGTAATATAGAATTTTTTACTTTGTTTACTACTTTGAATATAACAGTAACGGGTAATTATAGCGACGATAGTCAAAAAGACTTCGAAAGTGTAGTTCAATGTATAGGATTGAGAGCAATGCCTACTGTGATGAATAATCCAGTAGCATTAAATGGAATAGGTTCTCAGCAAATAGAAAGTTATGGTGCACCAAGTTTAACAGGTGCAGGATGGATTTTTAAATTTGCTACAGAAATACCAGGAGCTCATACAGTTGATTCATTGAAAGACGAATTACACGGAATTGTGCTGAATGGGGGTGTTATAGATACAAAAAATACTATAAACACTGAATTTACTAAACAGGATCTATTATAATGAAAGAACCAATACCAGAACAAAAGATAGAACAGCAAAGTAGACAAGTCTATGCTGAATCTAACAACCTAGAAGCACACATCATAGCAGATATGCTCCGTATTGAGAGCATAACAACAGAACTTAGAGAATTTAAAGAAGACACTAAGCACAGATTAAACAAAATAGAAAACTGGCTAGTTGCAATAGTTGGAACATCGTTCACAACACTACTTGCATTAGTAGTTGGTTTACTAGTAAACTTTTTCGGACAGTAATATGAAATTAAATGAATTAACAAAGCCTAACCAAGCAAAGACTAAGGACAAAAAGCCTAAGTTACAAAAACCAAGCAGAGGACATCAAAGTCCACATCCTATGCAAGGTAAACTTGTTGGAGAGTCTACTATAGAAGAAGCATATGGTAGTGGTAGTGAGATTACATTAGAAGATAATCAAGACTTTCATGAGGAATTTGGCGTAATAGGATATAGCGAATGTGATGAAAATGTTTTTGAAGCAGAATATCAAGGACGTAAAGTTAAACTAAACAAGCCTATGCAAGGCGATTCTAAAAAGTTTAAAGTTTATGTTAAAGATCCTAAAACAGGCAATGTTAAAAAAGTTAATTTTGGACAAGGCGGTGATGCTAAAGGCGGCACAATGCGTATTAGAAAATCAAACCCCAAAGCTAGAAAAAGTTTCAGAGCAAGACATAATTGCGAGAACCCAGGACCAAAAACAAAAGCCAGATACTGGTCATGTAGGAAGTGGTAATATGAGACTAGAAGAAATAGCAAACGAAGAAATCTTTGAAGCCCGTATGGTATGGCGTAAAATGGGCAAATCGATTAAACGTGCTGTTAGGTGTACATCAGGTAGACGTAAAGGCAGAGTTGTATCTAAAGCAAGTCAATGTTCTGCACCTATTAACATGAAAAAGCGAATGACATTAAAACGTACAAAAGCAAAAATGGGTAAGAGACTTAGTAGAAAAGCACAAAGAACAAAAAGACTTAATCCAGCAAGTAGACGTTTAAGACAACTAAACAAAAGTTAGGTAAGCGAAGATAAATGAAATTTAAAGACGTTAGAACATTAGAAAGTATCTTAGTCGAGTATGGCATGAAGCAAGGTGCTAGTACACCTACATCTGACCAACAAACTGGTGCAACTGCAAAAGCAACAGCAACAGCAACACCAACCGGAAGTCCGACTATTGAACCAACAGCACCTACACCAGACTTAGGCAGTCCTACTATAACAGGCATAGATGTCAAAGAGCCTGATCCAAAAGAACAACAACCAGCATTCAAAAAGATTAAAGCATTAGACTTGGATGATGGTACAGAATACAAAGATGATAAAGGTGAACTACAAGGTACAGTAATTAGTAAAGTAGGCAGAGGCCCAACACCAGACAAAGTAGTTGTTATGGACCCTAAAGGAGAATACAACATTGTAGATCCTGAACAAGAGGTACATATTGATTTAGATGAAGGTGCTAGAGCAAAACAAGTTCACAAAAAAGCATTAAACAAAATTAAGCCAAAACACCGTTCACAAATGAAAAAAGTGAAACGTCTTGCAAGATTAAATTTAAAAGAAGCAGATGAAAAATTATTTGAAGTAAACTTTAATAAAAAAACAGTCATAGAAGAAGCATTAGATTCACCTATTAGATGTGGATTTGAAGCAGAAACTCTTTGGTCCGATATAGAAGGGCAAAGTGATGACGTAGATAACTATTCAATCTCAGAGATTGATGATAATTTTGGTGGAGTAGATTGGGATAGTTTGTCAGAAGGATTTACTGACTGGATCTATGAAAATAAAATAGAAGAATACATGGACGATGCTGTTAGTGATTGGGTTGAAAGCAACAGAGACGATTACTATCAAGAATTTGCAGAAGCAGAAAACATTGAAGAATATGATTGGGCCGATAAAAAGGAAGAAATACTCAGAGGTGAATTTGGCGATGAGCGATATGAAAAAGAACCAGAAGAATGTGAAGAAGAGTATGGATATGACGATGACAATTGGTTACGAGAATATATTGACCAAGAAAGAGAAAGTGATTTTGAATCATTCTTAGAGGACAGAGCAAAAGACGATGACTATGTAAAAGAAGCGGCATACGAACAAGCCAGTGAGTCATATGATTATGACGATTGGATAAATGATGCATGGTACAGCATGTCCAGTTTCTGTGAAGATTATGGTATTGAAATTTCCGGCGGATCAGACTTGCAAGAAGTTGCGAATATTATGGAAACATGGATTGAAACGGAAAGTGCATTTCATGACCACAGACCAGATACAGGCGGATATGGAGAGACATCCGGAGATGTAACAGAGTATGCTGTTGAAACAGATTCGAGTATAGATGGTAGTGGTACTGGTGCAGAAATTATCTCTCCTGTATTTACTAAACCTAGAAACATGCTAAATGAATTGAATAAGTTCTTTGATATGGTACATGATAAAGGTGGTTCAACAAATAGAAGTACTGGACTGCATGTTACTATGAGTTGGGACGGTGAAAGAAACGGCTTACCAAGTGCCGCAGAACCAATGAAAGCCAAGATGGCATTATTGCTAGGTGACAAATACTTATTACAAGCATTTAACAGAGATGGTAATAGTTATGCTAAAAGTCAATATGACAACTTAAAAAAAGCCACAGAAAAATTAAAACAGAACATGAACGACCAGGCTAGTTTTGAACAACTAGAAGCCACATTAAACGATGCAATCAGTAACGACAAATTCCAAGCAATACATTTTAAATCTCAGAAAGATAGTCAAACAGGAACTAATCTTATAGAGTTTAGAATAGGCGGCGGTGAAGATTATCATTTAAATTTTCCAAAAGTTTCCAAGGCTGTTATACGATATGCTACCAGCATGAGAGCAGGGTATGATGAAAGTTCTTTTAAAGAGGATTACATCAAAGCGGCATTCAAACTAATTAACAAATTAGACGATATTAGCGATAGAGATAAAGAAAGAGTAAAAAACAGAGAAGATGAAGGTGTGTCCCAAGAAGACATAATGGTTATAGATGCAGTTAAAACTATAGTTAGTGCAGACAACTATGTAGAAACAGTAACCAGAATGGCAAATGTCTCCAGTGCATTACAAGAATGGCAAAAATTAAGTTTTAAGAATGCTGATACTAATTGGAAGGCTAAATGGCAGAAATTTTTATCAGACACAGGCAAAGCACCAGCAGACTATGGCGATGCCGAGTTTGCAAAACTGATAAGCGAAGCACCTGAAACGTTTGGCAAACCTATGAGAGGTTATGTACAACCCCATCTTAAACCACCAAGTATCAGAGCTGTTAAAGAAAAAGAAGAAGCAATGGATAGGTTAGGAGTTGTATTAGGACAACTAAGTAATGATTTAATAACTGGTACTTCTAGAGCAAAATCTAATGCTAAAACAATAGGCTCATTTAGAAATTTCTTTAAAAGGTATGAGATTACATACGAAGAGATAGCAGAAAAAGTAGTAGACCATTCCGGAGCAATCAACATGACCGGCGAATCTATAACTGCTAGAAAACGAATAACATCAATTAAACAAGGACTAGAACAGTTACTTAAAAAAGATATAATCACTCTTCCAGAGTTTTTAAAGAACCAAGACACAGAAGTATTGGTTAATGCAATATGGGGTATGTTTAATGCAGACGTTGATATCAACAAAGACATAGACAACTTAATTAATGCTATATCTAAAATGCGTCCAGACATGAACAGATTAGATATCGAGAGTGTTATTAATGCAAGTAAAAGCAAAAGAGAATTTAACGATTTTTATAGTTCATTATTAAAAGGTAATTATCATAACAATGCGGCTCCTTTTGAAAACGGCATACAGTACAATCCAGAAGGTTATAAGGAAGCACTAAAAATTGCTAGTAAATATCCTGAATATGACGAACCTGTTAGTACGTTTTATAATCAAAACATATACAGTGATGACAGTTACGAAGATAATTTCCTAAGCAAGTATATGATGAAACTGAGACAGAGATTACAGACTTTGGATGATTTGAAAGACGAGAACACAGAGTTGTATTTAAAAACAACAAAG